TGTTGATACAATTCCGACGAGTGCCGATTTCTCTAGTTTGGGTTTTGATATTAAACTCAAGACTTCCGATCTGCTAGGTGATGCTGGGTTCTGTGGCATGTATTTTGATGATAATGTTCGCGAAAACGTTGCAGATCCAGTTGAAATTATTGTTAAGTTCGGATGGACAGATTCTATTCTCAAGAATGCAGGTGATAAGAAGTTGCAGGGCTTGCTTGTCGCCAAGGCTATGTCTTTATTGTACGAGCTACCATATTGTCCTGTAGCTCGTTCATTAGCCAAATATGTGCTTAGGGTGTGTCCTAATACTAGCCCAATATGGGAAAGTACACGGACATCAGTTTATTCATATAAACAGGAACGTGCTTTGTCCTCGTCGGGGCGTAAGATTTTCGATGGTGTGATTCCCTTCGAACAGTATGTCTTATGCTCCCGCTTGTTCAAGGTGCCCATTTCCTCCCTACTTGAGTTGGAGTGTTACCTTGACACTCAGACGTCCTTGAAACCTATCCCGTTTTCCCTTGTCAGTCGTTTAGTACCCGACTCTTGGGTGGATGCCGCTAAAATGGTATCTATTGTTCCAAGGCGCCTAGTATAACACAGGGGGTCATACTATTTATACACCAAAACGGCTTGATCCGTGCTAATTTAAATGCCTAGAGACTGCACGGTGTACGATATATCGTTAGTATGATGTACAGTCCCGTTATTATTGGCGGCCTCCCCCACACAATAATGAAGAAAACCCAACGTAAACGTTCGGCACGCAAATCGCGTCGCCGGGGTGGTTCCAATTCCACCTGGGAGTCAAGGCATCCACTAATTAGTAGTGGTAGTGCGTTGGCTAATTGGATGTTTCCTGGTTCAGGTGAAGCTATAAAGCGTGTTGCCAAATGGGCTGGTGCGGGATCTTATGTAGGTGCTGCTAACACAGTCCTGGAAGCTTCGCCTGTACCTACTGTTTCGTCTGCAGTTGATCAGGGTGTTCGTGTTGTACACAAGGAATTTCTCGGCAATGTATCTTCAAGTGTCGCTTTTTCCAACACACGTTACCTTATCAATCCTGGTAATGCGTCAACGTTTCCTTGGTTGGCCACTGTTGCTAATGGTTTCCAGAAATGGAAAATTA